TGGTATGGAGATAGAAAACAATCAGACGTTTGGCAATTTAAAAGAGATAATTCTAAAGACTATCTACATCCAACACAAAAGCCAGTTATTTTATCAGAAACGGCAATGAATTATTCTTGTCCTTTAAAAGGTATTGTTTATGAGCCATTTCTCGGCTCTGGTTCAACACTAATAGCTTGTGAAAAAACTAATCGTAAATGCTATGGTATGGAGATTGATCCACATTACTGCGATGTAATAGTAAAACGCTGGGAAGAGTACACAGGAAACAAGGCAGAACGAATTGAGGCTGCAAGTGCCTAAGCCGATTGAAAACGGAAGTAATCGGAATAATAAAGGGCAATTTGTTGCTGGAAATACAGCTTCAGTTGGCAAAGGAAGACCGAAAGGTGTGCAATCTATTCCAGATATATTAAAGAAGATAAGCGATGAAGAAGGAACAATGGACGGATTATCTAAGCTGGAGGTAGTTATGCGTAAGGTGTTTCAATATGCGGTAGAGGGCAAACCTTGGGCGGTACAGTTTATCGCAGATAGAACAGAGGGCAAAGCATTAGAAAGAATTGATCAAACAACAAGATTAGAGCCATTCAAGTTGATAGAACGATGAATGGAAATAGATGCAATAAGAAGGGAAATTTTAGATGCAAGGAATAAATACTTATGTCTGGTAAGCGGAAGAAGGTGGGGAAAAAGCTCTCTGGCGTTGATATGGTTATTGGATGGAACAATACGCCAAACGGAACGCCGCTGGGTTATTTTTCCAACTTACCGCCAAGCGAAACTAGTTATGTGGCCCATGATGAAGACTTTTTTCAAGAAATATCCACAAGCAAAGGTAAACGAGTCAGAATTGTCGATAACGCTGAATGGAGCGACATTTGAACTCAAAGGGGCGGATAATGAAGATTCGCTTAGAGGTGTAACGCTAGGTATGAACGGCAGCAACGCTGTAGTATTAGACGAATACGCTTATATGAAGCCTAAAGTATTCGAGGAAATTGTTATGCCTATGTTAGCAACCAGTAAAGGTAGAGCCTTATTTGTCGGCACTCCTTCTGGATATAATCATTTTCACGATATATTTTTAAGAGGTCAGGGTAGTGATCCTAATTGGAAGTCTTGGCAGTTTAAAACAATAGAGCATGGCTATGTAGATGCAGAAGAAATAGAATTAGCTAAGAAGAATATGGATGCTAGGTCTTTTAGTCAAGAGTTTGAAGCAACCTTTGAAACAGTACAGAATAGAGCAGCATATAACTTCGATAGAAATACTCACTTAAAGAGCGATGCAGAATCATCTCCTAAAGTATATGCTGGTTGTGATTTTAATGTGGATTGGATGACTGCGGTCAAGGTCTATGAATATACAGATCAAACAATTCACTATGCTGATGAGATACGACTTACTAATTCTAATACAGAAGAAATGGCTAGAGAGATTAAAAAGAGATGGCCAGAAGTTAATACGATATTTCCTGATAGTGCTGGTTCGGCACGATCTACAACATCGAACCGATCCGATCACCAGATACTTAGAGATTTTGGCTTTAAAGTAATAGCCAGGAAAGCAAACCCTTCAGTTAAGGATAGATTAAACGCTTTAAATCGTAAGCTAAAAGATGCAAACGGAAAGATAAGCATGACAGTTGATCCATCATGCGTTTATTTAATTAAAGACTTAGAACAATGCCAAAGAGATAAATCGGGATCAATAGACAAACGATCAGATGATTCACTATCTCACGCTTTAGATGCCTGTAGTTATTTAATCGCATATAAGTGGCCAATCGTTAAACAGTTAGGGACATCCGTACAATGGTAGAGTTCTTACTAGGGTTAAGTGCGACCTTAAATGTCGTATTTACTACCATGTGGATAATAGGATATAGGGCAAATAAGAAACACGAACAAGAATTACAAAGACAAATAGAACAGAATTTCGGGAGGCAGTTGACGCAATATTTTGAGAATTGGATGTATAAAGCATGAAATCAGTTAATACAGTAGTAATACCCGAATACAGTGAGCAGCTAGTATTAGAATCAATACGCAGAGCAAGGGAAAACTTACAAGCAAAAGAAAACGCAGAAAAAGCAACTGCTTTAGATTTTTATTACAATAGGAATTTAGATACGCATTTAGAGCAATGGTTTCCTGGCGAAAGTCTAAGTCAAGTACCAATGTTTCCTATGCGATTAGTACCAAGATTTGCAAGAGCTAGAATGCTCTTATTAAAGAATGAAATTAAACGCTTCATAGGCGGAGAAGAATCAGAAGATTATCGAATGATGACGCATCATCTTAATTCAAAGATGCGAGAGTTCGGAGAAATAGCGTGGCTGTTGGGAGGCTGTCATTTACGTTCTAAATGGAATGAAAGAAGGCAGCGAGTAGAGTATGATATTCTTCCATTCGTGAAGGAATACTATGTTCAAGGAGAATCCGAACCATTTGCATATACTTATGAAATCGAAAAGATAGGCCATAGAAGGCAGTTTGTATTTTGGTCAGAATCAAGAGATGGAGAAAAAGGTCTGCATTTCTTATATGATCAAGCTGGTAAAGTAATCAACATACCAGGAGGAGACGGAACAAACCCTTATGATATATTACCTATAAGTAGATTATTCAATCAAGGCGATGCTTCTGATGTAACTAGAGCTGCTGTTCATGCTGGTATTGCTATGACTGAGATCGCTTTAGGAGTTCGCTTTTCTTTGGGCCAACCAGTAATTAGTGGAGTACATGAAGCACAATCACAAATACGATCAGGAATAGATCGTGCTATTATACTGCCAGAAGGTGCATCGTTTAACTATGTAAGCCCAACAGGAAGTATTCCAGCAATGATTGAATCAATTAAAGCAATGCTATCTATTACTGCTCAAAATCATTCCTTACAGATTAAATGGGGCGATGCTGGACAAGTACAATCAGGGATCGCATTAGCAATACAAGATGTAGAGAATTTAGAATCAAGGCAAAGCGATATTCCTATGTGGAGAGAATGGGAGGCTTCAAGATATGAAATTGATCGAAAAATTATTGAAGTACATACTGGTAAAAATCTATCTGAAGATTATAGCGTGGACTTCGGAGAGGTCAACTATCCACTCTCAGAAAAAGAACAATTAGAAGTATTAAAGATTAAAAAGGAAATGGGTATCATAGACCAAGAGGATATTATACGTCATTTCAACCCAGATATAAGTGATGAAGAATTAGCTGAGAAATTAGGAACAAATGAAGAAGCACCTAAAGAACCTAGCTCTCCATTACTAGACGCATTGAGGACTCCAGTTGCCTGATCTAAAAGATAACGCAGCAATACAATTTTCTAAAGCAGTTGAAAAAGTGCAAAGGGAATTAGTGAATCAAATACTTGACTTGAAGAAACAAGGATATACGAAAGATGAAATGCTATTAATACTTCAAGCAATAGATATGGAAGATATGATATTAAATCGCCTAAACCTCAATACGGATATAGACAAACTGATGTTGTCTTATGAAAGAGTGTTAGCTGGTATGGAAATGACAGGAGCTGTATCAAATGAATCATTGACTGCTTTACTTAGAATGGATAGAGCAAAGTTTGCAGCAGAAGCTGGTATTATGGGAAACACAATACGAACAGAAGTTGCTAGAGGAATTTTAGCTGGTGCAAGTGAGGCAAGTATAGCTGAAGGTATTTTAAAAGGTTCTGGTGGTGTATTAAGAGCAGATCAAGCACAAACTTTAGCGAATACTGCATTAAATACATTTGAAAGAAACGTAACGCTAGAAATGGCAGAGCTTGATCCACCTGATGCAACGTATGTATATCAAGGCCCAGTAGATGACAGGACAAGAGATATATGTTTAGATATGTCTAGTGCTGGAGCATTAACAAGGGAGCAAATAGAAACGGATTTTCCTGGTGCTTTTGGTGATGGTGGGGGTTTTAATTGTCGGCATCGCTGGGCAAGAGAAACATCTGTAAGCAAGAAATTAACAGCGACAAAAAAAGAAATACAAACACAACAGATTCAACGTGGCTAAACCATTAAAAGATATACCTAAAACAAAAGCATCTTTCTGGAAGAAGTTAGGCGATGAAGTAGCTGATCGTATTCAAGTGCATACTAAAAAAGGTAAAGATGTTAATGGTGCTAATTTTGAAAAGTATTCTGACGAATATGCAAATGCTAAAAGAGCTGGAAAATTTAAGCGGCAATCTTCAACAAGTACAAAGCCAAACCTAACGCTTACTGGTGATATGTTAAGAAA